ATGGAAGAACAGCGCCGTTCAGCTATCCGTTCAGCGTTCTATGTTGACCAGCTTCTTAGTGGCACTGGCCCTAACATGACAGCTACAGAGGTTGTGCAAAGGCAGGAAGAACGCATGCGGGTCATTGGCCCTGTGCTGGGTAGGTTGATGAATGAGATGCTGCGGCCTCTTATTGACCGTGTATTTGCGCTAATGCTGCGCAGTGATATGCTTCAACAACCGCCTGAGATTTTGCAAGGACGCGATGTTGATGTTGAATATGTATCTCCATTAGCCCGTGCGCAGAAGTCAAGCAGTCTTAACAGCACAATGAAGGCGTTAGAGATATTAATGCCACTATCACAGTCAATACCAGTGGGCGACCACATTGATGCAGATGGATTAGTAAAGCATGTGACTGATGCACTAGGTGTTCCTAAGACAGCATTGAAGTCGGAACGTGAAGTACAGCAAGTTAGAGAGGAACGTGCAGCGCAACAGCAGCAGCAGATGGAGATGATGCAAGAACAGCAAGATGTCCAGAACGCAGCCCAACTAGCGCAAGCGTCCAGAATGGTTAGCAAGTGAACCAAGAAATAGAAAAGCTAAAAGACCTTTACAGACAGACATTTAACACAGACAGTTCAGCTAAAGTATTAGCTGACTTAGAGGCACGGTGTAACTATCGTGCCTTGAGTTATGTTGCTGGCGATGCAAACGCCACAGCATTTGAGGAAGGGAAACGTGCAGTTATCCTTCATATCCACAACATGATGAAAGAGGAATAATATGTCAGAAGAAATGGTCGAACAGGTAGCCCAGCCAGAGGCTGCGCCGATGATGGAGACACCATCAGAGGTTGCATCAGGCGGGTCTGGTAACGATTTTTTACAGATGATACCAGAGGAATTACGCGAACATCCAAGCATATCACCTATTAAGGATGTTGAAAATCTAGCCCGTTCCTATGTAAACGCACAAAGATTGATTGGCGCAGACAAGATTGCAGTGCCAGTCAACCCAACAGACGAAGACTTAGACCGCATTTATGACCGACTAGGCAGACCAGAAAAGCCTGGTGACTACGGCATTGATGTCGATGGCAACGTAATTACTGAGGAATTGGCTACAAATTACGCTGATGTTGCGCATAAGTTGCGCCTTACACCAGACCAAGCCAAGGGTGTTCTCGATTATTACAGAAGCACTGTTGAACAATCTGGGGCTGCTTCATTAGAAGCGGCAGAGGTTGCCAAAGAACAGACAGTAGAATCCTTGCGCAGTGAGTGGGGCAGGGCTTTTGACCAAAAAGTTGAAGCTGCTGCACAGGTTGCCCAAGAGTTCGGCAATCCTGATATGTTCAACATTACTTTAGCAGATGGTTCAAAGCTTGGTGATAACGCTGAGTTTATTAAAGCATTTGCAAAAATTGCTGATTTCCGGCAAACTGTGACCAGTGAAGACACTGTTGCAGAAATGTCACAGTCAAGTGTAATGACACCAGCTACAGCGCAAGCTGAGATTGATGCCATTATGAATGACAAGTCTCATGCTTATTGGGATAAAAAGAACCCGATTGCAAGAAACAGGGCTGTAGAACGGATGCAACATTTGATGGAACAGTTACATGGATAATGAACTTTCCGTCACAGATATTCGGCTTGAGTGCCTACGATTAGCTGTCGAGTTTGGTAGCCAGCGTGACGTACTCAATCCACACCTACTCGCAGACCAATACTATGAGTGGGTAACGCGGGGTAGCGAGGGAACTCGTCCTGCTGACGACCAGAAAGATGGGGGCCATAAGTCGGCTGTAAAGACTAGGAGTGTCCGTAAAACGGGTAGCGCACCGCAAAGTTCAAATGTAACCGTGTAAAAGGAGGACGCTATGTCCACAGAAGTAACCACGGCATTTGTCCAGCAGTATTCTGCAAACGTGCAGATGCTATCGCAGCAGATGGGTTCCCGTCTGCGTGATGCGGTGCGCGTAGAGAATATGACTGGTAAAAATGCTTTCTTTGACCAGGTTGGTAAGGCAACTGCGCAAAAGCGTACAACTCGCCACGCCGACACACCACAGATTGATACACCACACGCACGTCGCCGTGTATCACTCGTTGACTATGAGTATGCAGACCTGATTGATGACCAGGACAAAGTACGCATGCTTATCGACCCAACATCAGCATATGCACAAGCTGCTGCCGCAGCTATGGGCCGCGCAATGGACGATGAAATCATCGCTTCAGCACTCGGCACAGCATTTACTGGTGAGACAGGTTCAACCTCAACAGCGTTGCCAGCAGGCCAGCAAATTGCTAACGGTTCTGCTGACATGTCACTTGCAAAGTTGCGTGAAGCCAAGAAGATTCTTGACTTGGCAGATGTTGACCCATCTATCCCACGTTACATCGCATGTGGCCCTGACCAGATTGAAGCACTCTTGGCTGACACAAACGTCACATCAAGCGACTTCAACACTGTGAAGGCACTTGTTCAAGGTGAAGTAAACCAGTTCATGGGCTTTAACTTCATCGTTTCTAACCGTCTGTCAAAAACTGGCAACATCCGTTCATGCTTTGCATGGGCAGAGGATGGTCTTGCATTGGCAGTGGGCCGTGACGTAATGGCGCGTATTGATGAGCGTAGCGACAAAGGCTATGCAACTCAGGTGTACTATTGCATGTCAATCGGTTCCACTCGTATGGAAGAAGAAAAAGTTGTCCAGATTGACTGTGACGAATCAGCTTAAGGGAGAGTGACAAATGACTACTAAGAACTCAACACTTGTAGCTAACTTTGAAGCTACTCCTCAAGTTGCTAATGCTGCCCACAATCTGCACGGTGTTGTCCGTGTAGCACAGGGAACCATTGCATTGGCGGCTGGCGACAGCACAGACAACGACATTGTTATGCTTGCACCTATCCCAGCAAATGCCTCTATCACTTCACTGAAGATTGGTAGCGACACCCTGGGTGGTTCATGCACATTCAATGTTGGCATCTACACAGACGCTGGCGTGGTAAAAGATGAAGACTTCTTTGGCACTCTGGTTGCTGACCAAGCAGCTATGACTGACCTTCGTAATGAAGAAGCCGACATCAACACCATCGGTCAGCAGTTGTTTGAGATGGCTGGCGATTCAAATGGTGACGAAGCGTACTACTACATCGCAGCAACATTTTCTGCGACAGGTGGCACTGCTGGTGACATGTCATTCATCATTGAATACGTTGTAAACTAAGTCATGTGGGGGCGGGAAACCGCCCCCATACAACTCATCATGCTGGAGGGCGATATGATGAAACCGTGCGGCGATTTTCGCTGGGATTTAGAAGTAGGACAAATAGCCGAAAGATGGCTAGGAGAAATACTAGACGGGAATACAATAGAAGTTAAAAGAGACTTCAAAGCGTTAGAAACTGGTAATGTTTATGTTGAATATCATTGCTGGGGGAAACCAAGCGGAATAGCAATATCACAGGCAACACATTGGGCGTTCGTACTAGATGATGAAACTGTTATATTATTGGCTACAGAGAAGTTGAAAATCATTGCCAGGGAAGCATTTAGACAGCGAGGTGCGTTCAAGGGTGGGGATAGTAACGCAAGCCTCGGCGTACTGATTAGAGTTGAAAGGTTAGTAAATCATGCCCTCAGTTGTTGACATATGTAATGAAGCGTTGGACTTGCTAGGTGCAGCAACCATCATCTCACTAACTGATAACTCTAAAGAAGCCAGGTTGTGTAACAGAAACTTTGAACCAGTGCGTGATGCCGTGTTACGCGCACACCCTTGGAATGTTGCGGTCACACGCAAAGAACTAGCCAAAGATGCTGCTTCTCCGGCCTTTGGTTTTACAAACCAGTTTACATTACCGACAGACCCTTACTGCTTGCGGGTATTATCGTTCTGGGATTCTAACGTAAATAACGAACTTGCCGCATATGACAGCAATGTCATGTATAAGATTGAAGGCCGCAAAATACTGTCTAACGAAGGCACTTGCAACATTGTCTATATCGGCAGAGTAACCAACACAGAAGAATATGACTCGCTTCTTTCAGCAACCATTGCGCATCGGATAGCGGCTAAACTTGCTTACAACATCACGGGCAGCGGAACTATAGCGCAAACTATGCAGGCGTTATACGAACAGAGGTTGCGTGAGGCCAAGTCTATAGATGCGATGGAGGGCTATCCAGAACAGCCAGTGGCAGACACATATACAAACATTAGGTTTTAGATATGGCCCGTGTATCCAGTATTGTTACCAACTTTCGTACTGGTGAAATATCGCCAAAGTTAGAGGGGCGTATTGACCTACAAAAGTACAATGAGTCTGCGCAAACAGTAAACAACATGGTTGTGTTTCCGTCTGGCGGTGTGACCCGTAGACCAGGCACATTCTTTGCTGGGCGTTCTAAGGACGGTGGCAAGGTAAGACTTATCAACTTTGAGTTTAGTGACGAACAGGCATACGTCCTAGAGTTTGGCGCAAGCTATGTGCGGTTCTACAAAGACGGTGGATTGCTAACTGAAGCCAACCAAACGATTACAGCCATAACACGGGCAAACCCTGCTGTTGTGACAATTAGTTCACATACGTTCACAAATGGTGACAGAATATTCATCAAAGATGTGGTTGGTATGTCACAAGTGAATAATCGTGAATTTACGGTAGCAAATGCTGGGGTGAATACCTTTGAACTATCAGGCGTAGACAGCACTAACTTTGATGCGTATGCAAGCGCAGGCACGGCTGCTACTATTGTGGAGGTTACGACAACCTATACCGTCACAGATATATTTGAGATTAACCACACACAGTCTGCCGATATATTGTACCTAGCGCATAAAGACCACGCGCCAGCTAAGCTTACACGCACCTCAGCTACTAGCTTTACACTTGCAGACATTGATTTTGTTGATGGCCCGTACTTGGATGAGAACGACACAGCAACAACTTTGTACGCATCTGCTGCCACTGGTAGCGTTACTATTGCAGCTTCTGCCAATACGTTTGCTAGTTCTGACGTAGGCAGGCTGATTAGATTTAGGGAAATCCTAGAGATTGAACATGATGAGTGGGCTGCTAGTACCAGCTACGCTAACAACGCAACGGTCAGGTTTGCAGGGCATGTTTATAAACAAGCGACTGGAAGCACCCAAACATCTGGCAATACACCGCCAGTCCACCTTACAGGCACAGAAACATACGGCGCTATAGATTGGGAATACTTACATGACGAACACGGTCATGTAGAGATTACAGCGTTTACAAATGCGACAACAGTAACCGCTACGGTACACGCAGACCAGTATGGCAATTCACGTTTACCTGATAGTTCTGTTGGTTCTAGCAATGCTAACACACGCTGGTCATTAGGGGCTTTCGGCGGCGCACAAGGCTTCCCCAAGGCCGTTGGCTTTTACGAACAGCGTCTGTACTTTGCTGGTACTACAGGACAGCCACAGACCATATTTGGCAGTGTATCGGCAGACTTTGAGAACATGACACCAGGCACGTTAGATGACAGTGCGGTAAACCTGACGATTGCATCCGACAAGGTGAACGTCATCCGGCATTTGTTGCCTGCGCGTTTCTTGCAGATATTGACTACAAGTTCCGAGTTTACGCTGTCTGGTGGCACAGGTTCTACACCAGTAACACCAACAAACGTCAACGTGCTGCGTGAAACAACCTTTGGCAGTTCTGAGGTGCGTCCTGTACGGGCTGGAAACAGCACCATTCTAATCCAGAAAGGCCAAGAGAAAGTTAAAGAGATTACCTTTGACTTGGATACTGACGGCTTGTTAGGCATCGACTTGACTATCTTGGCTGACCATATTCCGCGTGGCGGGTTGATTGATATGGTCTGGCAGCAGGAACCAGAGTTAATCTTGTGGTTTGTGCATAATGACGGGCGGCTAGTGGGTCTGACATATGACCGTGCCAATGCTGCTATTGGATGGCATGACCACGCGATAGGCGGGTTTACTGCGCATGCAACAGTCACTGTTACTGATTACGCAAACATAGCGACTGGCACTACACTGAAACTGACTAAGAGTGACGGCACTAGCGTCACGTTTACATCTGAAGCATTGGGTAGCGGCGCACCGGCATCGACACTTGGCTTTAGACCTAACGCATCAAACAACGATACTGCTGACAATATATACACAGCTATCAATGCACATGCAGACTTTGTTGTGGCAAACCCTGCTGCTAACGTGATTACAATTAAAGAAGTTGCGCCTAGTGCTGGCGGGTTACTAACTATAGATAGTTCAGATACTACCAGGTTAGCTGCTACAAACCAGACAGGGGCGGTGGTAGAAAGTATTACATCTATTCCATCAGGCGCAGAAGACCAGGTGTATTTGTCAGTAAAGCGTGAGATAGACGGAAGCACAGTACGGCATATTGAGTTCCTTAAAACCATTGAGTTCGGTGATGAGGTTGAGGATGCGTTTTATGTGGACACAGGGCTGACATACAGCGGCGCTGCCACTAGCACAATAACAGGGCTAAACCACCTTGAAGGCGAGATAGTAACTATACTTGCAGATGGTGCAACGCATGATGATGAGACTGTGACTGACGGCAAGGTAACTTTGGATGTTAGCGCATCTAAGGTGCATGTTGGGTATGGGTACAGGTCTACATTAGAGACTTTGCGTATGGAATCTGGCGCAGATGATGGCATTGCACAGGGCAAGATTAAACGTATTCATGGCGTGACTGCACGTTTCTTTAAGACTGTTGGCGCAGAGTTAGGGCCGGATGAAGAAAACCTAGACCGCTTACCGTTCCGCGATAGCAGCATGTCTATGGATGAGGCCGTACCGTTGTTCACTGGTGACAAGGAAATCTATTTCCCAGCGGGTTATGAGAACGATGCCCGTGTTGTTATCCGGCAGTCACAAGCGTTACCTATGACTGTGCTGGCAATTATGCGGAGGTCAAACACTTTCGATGCTTAGAATTGTGCCATTCAACTCTAGTCTTATTAACAGCATTGAGACTGACTTTGACTTTCCAGAAAGCATGAGGGCTGCGTTTGACAACGGGCAGCAAGTTGTAGGCTATGCAATCATGGGCGACAAGGATGTTGTTGCTGTTGGCGGTATACATGAGATGTGGCCTGGTGTTGGCGAGGGCTGGGTTGTTTTGTCCAAGCATGCGCCGAAATGGAAGCTGTCACTAGCTAGGTATGCTAAGACACTGTTTAGTAGTATACTGGCGACAACGACTTTACATCGTGTGCAAGCTAGTATTCACATGGGCGACCCAGAGGCGATTAGGTTTGCTAGATGGATGGGATTTGAAGATGAAGGTATTATGTATAAATTTGGGCCAGACGGTAGCGACTATTACCGCATGGCAAGGGTGATGTAATGATTGAACTTGCTGCCGCAGCCGCATTGGGTGGCGGGGTTATGGGCTATAAGGGCAATCAAGCTGCGGCTAAAGCTGCCAAGCAAACTGCTGAGTTTAATGCACAGGTTGCAGAGAATGAGGCAATCTTATTGCAGAGAAAGAAAGTTGCTGAAGAAGCAAGTATGCGGCAGTCAGCAGAACGCACTATTGCATCGCAGCGTGTAACAACAGCAGCATCTGGAATACAGATGTCAGGTAGTGCGTTGCAGGCATTGGCTGATTCGTACTTTGCTACTGAAATGGACGCGCTGAATATCCAATATGCAGCAGATATAGAACAAACCGCAAAGGTATCGGAGGCTGCATTAGCCCGTGCAGAAGGCCGCGCACGTTCATCTGCATTAAGAACACAGTCTTATCAATCTTTGTTACAAGGCGGTTCGCAAGCCGCACAGTTAATGGCGTGAGGTAATAATGCCCAAGATTCCAGTATACAGACAACAGGTAGAAGTAGCGGCTGGTGGCTTGGGGCCACGGGCAAGTTCTGCTGCATTTGAAGCACCTGGTCGTGCTGTGGCTGGTTTAGCACAGTCAGCAGGGCAAGTAGCGTTTCAGTTTGGTATGGCTGAGAAAAAGGCAGAAGCTGACAGAGTTTATAGAGAGTCATTAGCTACATATGGCGCACAAGCTGATGAGTTGGTAAACAACCCTAAAAGCAGTACGGTTCAAGGCTTTAATATAGAGGCTGGCGAGTTTAGGAAGAACGCGCTGAGTTCTATTGAAGCACGGGATGACTTGACGAGTAACCAGAAAGAATCAATCAAAGCAAGCCTTGGCGGGGTTATAGACCGCAAAATATCTGCTGGACGTAGTAATGTTTTTAGCAACCAGCAAAAAAGACGTTCCAATGATACAAATAAAGCACTTAATTATCTAATTGATGAAGGCGCAGCAAACCCTGCCAATATCAAACTTATTATGAACGATATTCAGTCCATAACAACAGACGCCCAAGCGCAAGGCTTAGATGTTAAAATGGATATGAATGATGTTTCGTTAGAAATAAGCAAGCGTGGATTTCAATTAAAAAACCTTGGCGATGAACAGGCATCTAATGCTGCCGGTCTTTTAGAAACAAGGCAGAAGATATTTGCAAGTGACCTTGGTAGAGATGAAAAAGCAAAGTTACTGAAAGGCAACCAATCAGCTTTAAGTCGTGTGAGAACTGTTGTAACTGACCAGTTGATAGGAACCGTAAACACTGTTGATGGCAGTAGAGAAGAACTTAGCCAATTTGCTTCTGATTTACGCGCTGGTAAACCAGTTACAGTCACAGTCAACGGTAAACAACAAGTCATAGACCCACAGGCATACGGCTTATCAAATAAAAATATAGCATCTTTAGCAAAAGAATTTGAAGCCCGTGCAAAAGAAATAGAAGACACGGTTTCTGATAGCGTAATTTTAAGCATGACTGATGGTGTAGAGGGGGCAGCTACTGTTGAACAAGGGTTCAGTGTTGTCGTGTCTAGTGTTCAAAGCGCAAAGAACTTAGGCAAAAGCGGCGAAGACATAGATGCTATGGTTGCTGAGTCATCAGAACAAACCGTAGACTCAGTGGCTAACTTAATAGATTCTGGTGATATTTCAGATGTTGCTGGGATGCGTAGGGCATTGGATATTGCTGAACAATCACTAACGCAATCTGTTGACGGTAGAAACCCAATATATAGGCTTAGTGGTTCTACTGGCGAAAAAGCGCAAACAAATGTTTCTAGGATTGCTAAGTTGCGCGGTGCATTAAACAAAGAGGTGCAGCGTCAAGCAAAAATAAAAGTTGGGGCAGACAGTATCGGAGATGGTACTTGGTATCAGGTTGTAGATAGCTTGAAGCCAGATGAAAAGTCATCTGCAATTTCCTTGGCTATGCAGGATAAAAAACCAGCACAAATATTTAATCTGCTTGAGAACAATGCCATCAAACTTGACAGTGTTGCGGCTGTTTTTCCTAGCGCATTATCACGCGCCCAAAGCCCAGCGTTTGACCCAGAAAACCCTGACAAAGTTGTTATGGACACTATAGAGTTATACCGCGTCATGCGTTTGAGGCCAGGCGTTGTGGCAAACCATGTTAATGATACGCAACGTGCGTTCTTTGATGCGGTATTGGATTTTGAACAGGCTTTTGGCACGGCTGGCGCAGTAGAGTTTGTTTCAAACGCTGCGCAGATTAGCGATGCCGATTTGGCTGTAAAGTCTAAATCGTTAGACAAGCGTGTCAAAGAGGTAATAGGAGACACATCGCAGGGAGGCTTCCTTGGCTTCTTTGAGACAAAAGCTACCAATTCATCTGATATTGAGGTGGCATTAAAAAAGCGCGCTAAAATGTTTATAAGATACGGGATGGAAGAAGGTAAGGCGCTTGATTACGCCAAGAAGGACATCACAAAAACTCACATGATGGTTGGCAATGTGTTGCTTCCAAGAATGGAAAATATGCCGCCTGATATAGAAAAGAAATCACAAGTGGCTATTGCTGAATTTTTGCTAGATAATCCAGATTCTGAACTTGAGGAAAAAGAATTAGCTATTAAACCAGCTATACCTGGTTCGCCTGACCTTTGGAATGTTGTATATGCTGGGGGGTTGCCTACTGGCAAACAATACACAAAAAGCCAGTTGGAAGATTTACTAGGTGCTGAAGCAAAAGCGGCTAGGGATGCTAGATTGGCTGCACATAACAGAAAGCAAAACGCTAGAATTAATGAAATAGAACAGTCTTTAGTATCGCCAGATGACATGATGCTTCCAGATGATGATGCTGGTAAATCACTGTTAGAAATACTTGGTTTTGGTGAATCACAACAATCAGAAGAAACTCAATAATGGCAGAACTAGATTACACCATAGAACCATTCCGGCCTGTTCTTAAAAAAGATATTTTGGCTGCTGAGAAAGAGTCTGAAATTTATGCCGAAAATATAGAATTTGGCGATGCTGTGTCTGCGGCGTTTCAAGAAGACAACATGATGTCTTACTTGTTTCGAGAAAATCCAGAGTATGAACCAGACCCAGACTTCAGGTTAGATGAAGAAAGTTATGATGAACTAACAAAAGATATACCTGAAGAATACAAAGATTTTGTTGTAGACGCAGTAAGCCCAGCGCATGCTTTAGAGTTGCGCAACAGAGTCCTGCAATCTATGGAGAACGAAAAAACACTAGCAAGTTATGGTTGGGGCGGCGTTGGTTTAAGGGTAGCGGCATCAATACTAGACCCAGCCGCTATAGGTGTGTCTGTTGCCACTGAGGGTGTCTTGGCACCAGCGGTTTGGGGTGGTAAGGCCACAAGGTTAGCCCGTGCTTTTTCTGGCGCAACTGGCGCAGCAGCGTCTAATGCCGCTATTGAAGCGTACTTAGTTTCTCAAAACGAAACAAAAGACCCATACGATATATTATATGCAGCCACTGCTGGTTTGTTTTTAGGTGGCGGCATAGGTTATTTGCGTGGCACAAAGCCTGACGAATTTACACAGGCGCTTGGCAAAGTCGCAGAAGATACCAATAAGGCGCAAGTGTCAGATGCCGCCAAAGTCGTTCAGGGTCGCATGGGTTCTGAAGAAACAATAGTCAGCCCAGAAGAAATAAACAGAAGTGTTGGCGCGGCTGAAAACCCAATGTCACGGCCTGTCCAGATTGATGATTTGCGCACAGACATGGATGACTATCTTTCTGATGTAGGCGACCCAGAAACATCTGTTTTTGGTAAGGCGCGGTTTGATATGACAGGCATGCTGAAGAAATCGTCTTTGCGTGGGATTAGATACTTCGGCAATATTCTTGGTGAAGATGCCGTTGGCTTCAACAAGGGTGGTGAGGCTTTAGAAGCAACAGCAGACATCATTAAGACAAACGGAATGAAGGGTACATTAGCCCAATATTACCGCGTGTATGAACCAGCCTACAGAGAGTGGGCAAAAGAGAACGGCATAGGTTACTTTAAGTCAAAGTTTGGCAGTTCAAGGCAGCAATTTGGCAATCTTGTGGGTCAAGCCGTAGAACAGCCAGGGCTTCCTGTATCATCGGCTGTTCGCCGTGCTGCTGGTGTTCAGTCAAGGCTGTTTGCTAATATGCTTGGCGAAGCCAAACGGGTTGAGGTTAAAGGCTTTGATTCTATTCCAGAGGATTTGACATACTTCACGCATCTATGGGATGGGTTCAAGTTCCAAAGCCTTGGCGTCAAGTACGGCACAGATAAGGTTCAGGCATTGTTGAAGGTGGCACTTAGCCGTGGAATGGCTGGTGTAGATGAGGAAATTACCGAAAAAATAGCCAAGAACATGACCAAGAAGTTGCGTAAAAAAGCCCTTGGCATGGAAAGCGGTCTAGCCCGTGCATTTACAACTGATTCAAAAGACGTACTGCGCGACATCCTTGTCGAAGAAGAAATATTAGAACAGGTGGATGCAGACCGACTAATATCACTTCTTGAAACACGCCCTGAAGGAATTTCACCACGGGCTAAGCGCCGCCTGAAGATTGACATAAATGCCGCGATTGATGTTGGTGACGGCAATATATTGCGCGTTACTGACCTGATGCAGCGTGATGCAGAACAGGTGTTCACACAGTATGTGACCCAGATGTGGGGCAGAATTGCACTGGCACAGAAAGGAATTCGTAGCGAGGCTGACTATACAAGGCTTGTTGATAGAACTAGGGCAGAGGCCGGTGATTTAGGTTTGGTTGAGGAGGATATTGCTGGCGATTTACAGACAGTTGATGTGCTTTATAACATGATACTAGGCCGTTCATCGCCATTAGTTGATGACCCGACTGGCACTTTCCCACGGATTGCAAGGCTTGTTCAGGATTACAATTTTATACGCCTTATGAACCAAGTTGGTTTTGCACAGGTAGCGGAATTAGGTAACGCCTTGGCCTTGGGAGGTTGGCGCGGTGTGTTGCAAAATGTGCCGGAAATGCGCCGCATGCTAAAACGCGCTAGGAACGGCGAACTAGAAGATGATGTGTTGAATGAAATTGAAGCTGCCGAAGGCATCGGCGCTGACCGCATGATACACCAAGCAATGAACCGCCATGATGCCCAAGACTTGTTTGTTGAAGGTCGTGGAGATTGGATTGACAAAGCATCATTCGCAATCCAGCCCCTCAAACGTGTGGTAGCTGACTTGTCAGGTATGGCACCAATTACGCTTGCGTTGGAACGCCTTGCTGCAAGAGTTGCGGTACAAAAGATAACTGACTTGGCGTTTAGTGCTAGAACCATGTCTGTGAAAAGAATACGCGGCCTTGGCTTGGATGATGATATGGCTAACCGTGTGTTTGAACAGATACGGGATAACGCCGCGACCACAGAATCAATGCTGTTCAGAAACCGCAAGATACGCAAAATCAACCTTGCTGAATGGGCTGATGAAGATGCGCGTGATGCGTTCCTTGTAGCTGTATCACGCATGACTAGGCAATCAATTCAACAGAATGACCTGGGCAACTTAAACAAATATATGACCACTACTATGGGTAAAATCATTACACAGTTCAGAACATTTATGCTTGTGTCTTATTCAAAACAGTTCCTGCACCATTTAGCTGCAAAAGATGCACAAGCTGCACTTGGTATGATATATTCAGTTGCATTTGCTGGTCTTAGTTATGTTGCGCAACAGCAAGTAAACGCTATTGGCAGAGAAGATGCTGATGAGTTTTTAGAAAAGCGCCTTGACCCAACAGAGATTGCAAAGGCTTCATTCCAGCGCAGTTCATGGGCAAACTTTATTCCAGCTATGGTTGATACTGGTGCTGCCTTAGTAAAAGAAGACCCTATATTTGCATATGGTCGCACAACGGGCATTGCATCAAACTTAGTACAAGGCATACCTACAGTAGACCTTGGAGAGAAGGCATTTGAGACTGTCAGCGGTGCGTTTGGTTCTTTAGTAAACGAAGATTTCCAATGGTCTAAAGGCCAGCAACGGGCATCAAACTCACTGTTACCGTTGCAGAACGCGCTAGGCATCAAACAAGGGCTAAATAAACTTGTGGAAGCAGCCCCAGAAACATCTCGCGTTGATTAGTATTTATAAAATACCCGTTATCTGCTAAATTACGGCTAGGAGTAAAACATGACAGTAAGTAGCACCAACACCAGAAATAGCTATTCCGGCAACGGAAGCACAACCGTATTCGCGTACACGTTCAAGATTTTTGACGATGACGACATTGCGGTTATTCTGCGTGATGATGCAACGGCTGCTGAAAGCACACAGACAAAGACCACGCATTACACTGTATCAGGCGTAGGCGATGCTGGTGGTGGCAACATTACTTTTGGCACAGCCCCTGCTAGTGGCAAGACTGTGGTGCTGATTAGGTCAACCCCCCTGACCCAGATTACGGACTATACACCTAACGACCCATTCCCAGCAGAATCACACGAAAACGCGCTGGACAAGCTGACATTTATCACGCAGGAATTACAAGAAGAAATAGGCCGTGCGGTTAAACTGTCTAAAACAAACGAGATTGCCACGGCAGAATTTACAGTTGGTGCATCAGCCCGTGCCAACAAGGTGCTTGGTTTTGACGGTAGCGGTGACTTAACAGTTCTACAAGAGATTGGCATCTTTAGAGGCACGGACGCTACTGTAACGACTGTAGACTATGATGCCCGTGACCTGGTTAAGTCCACCACAACAGCGCAGCTAAACAACGTATACATTGCGTTGCAGGATTCGCCTACTGGCACTGCACTTACAAACACTACTTATTGGGCATTGATTGTAGACGCTGTTTCGGCAGCGGCATCAGCCTCGGCAGCGGCATCAAGCGCATCGGCTGCGTCAACATCAGAAACAAATGCGTCCAACTCTGAGTCTGCTGCGGCTACAAGCGCATCGGCTGCGTCCACCAGCGCAACAGCAGCAGCTAACTCAGCGACAGCAGCCCAGACAGCAGAGGCAAATACACTAGCTGCATATGATAATTTTGATGACAGATACCTTGGCGCTAAGGCATCAGACCCTGCAACGGACAATGACGGTGACGCGCTAGTTGCTGGCATGCTGTACTTTAATAGCACAGATGGCGCTATGAAAGTCTACACAGGCACAGCTTGGGTAGCGGCTTACATCTCTGGTGGTTCTGTATTGTCATTGTCTGGTGGTACAATGACAGGCGACATTGTTTATGGCGATGATGTGGCAGCGGTGTTTGGTGACGACAGTGACCTAACTATCGTGCATGACAGCGGTAGCAACAACAACATATTCAAGGCTGATGGTTACGCTTTCCGCAGCAAGGCCAACAGTAACCTAACAATGGAAATGTCACCAGGCGCAACCAAGTCAGTTACGTTGTATCACCAAGGCAGTGAAAAGCTGGCTGTACGCGCAGGCGGTATTTTGGTTACTGGTGGGGTATCGGCAACATCAGTATCGGGCGATGGTTCTGGGCTGACGAACTTACCGGCAACAGGCGATGGCGGCATCGCAATGGCAATAGCGTTAGGATAAGGCAATGGCAAACGCATTTTTATCAGAGACAGATACAGCGGTAGGCACAGGTGCCGCAACAATTTACACCTGTCCTAGTAGCACTGAGACGACAATCATTGGTCTAAGTATTGCCAACATCGTTACATCACAGATTGCAGTTGATGTGCAACTTGACGGTTCGGGCCGCACATCTGGCGCGGTAGACAGCGTTTATCTTGTGAAGGATGCACCGGTTCCCGTTGGTGGTTCGCTGGTTGTTATAGGCGGCGACCAGAAAGTTGTGATGGAACCAGGTGATGTATTGAAGGTAACGTCAGACACAGCCTCATCTGCCGATGTGCATATGAGTCACCTAGATATTACATAAGGATTAGCCAATGGCATACCTTGGGTTATCACCGGCAGTACAAACCACAGCAATGGCCTATCAGGACTTGACTGGTGGCACTGGCACATCTTTTACGCTAGACCATCCCGTAGGTAACGCTGCTGAGATAGAGGTTTTTGTAAACAATGTCCGTCAGGAACCTACCGTTGCGTACACTGTAAGTGGCACTAGCTTGTCTATGACAGGCAGCATTGTTGCTACAGATGATTTCTATGTGAACTTTCAAGGCAAAGCCCTTGTAACATCTACTGGCGGTGGTGGTGGTGGCACATTCAAAGGTGAGAATGGTGAGATTAATGCTGGCGGTGGCGACATTTTCCGTGTCCATCAGCAACAGCTAGACACCAACACAACCATTGATGCAGATGAAAATGCACTGGCTGCTGGGCCATTGACTGTAGCAACAGGGGTAACACTGACGGTAACATCCGGCGGTAATCTGGTGATAGCATGAGTGAATTACGCACAGACACAATCACTGCCAGCGATGGCACCAGTCCTGTCACACTGACTAAACAGGAAGCATTAAAATCGTGGGTAAACTTTAACGGCACAGGTACGATTGCAGCACGAGACAGTCTTAACTTTAGTAGTCTTACGGACAATGGAACAGGCGACTATACTGTAACAATTAGCAATGCCTTCAGCGCAGTAAACTACGCAATCTTTGGGAATGCTGGTGCGGGTGCTACTCACGCTGCTGTTGTTATGTCGCCATACGCAATTTCTACACAGACAACGAGTGCTATGCGGTCAAGAAATTTTGGAAGTGCAAGTACCTTACAAGACCAAGATTTGCAATCTACTGGTTTGATTGGAGACCTAGCATGAGTGAGATAAAAGTAGACACCCTCACTGGCAAGACCTCCGCTGGTGACATCACAGTGACCTCTGAAGGCGGTGCGGCGACTATGCAGTTGCAGCAGGGTTTGATGAAGGCTTGGATACAGCACAATGCAGGAACATCCATTACTAACAGCCTAAACTACGCCAGTCTTACGGATGTTGGCACAGGAAATTACCGCCCCAACTACACAAACAATATGGCAAACAATGACTACGCAGCCGCTGGTTTTGCTGGCAACGCAAGCACTAACGTATGTTCCGGCAACGAAATGAATGTAGCATATGTAGATACATTTTATCGTGTGGGAAGCACAGGTTCTGTTGCGGATGTTTCAGAAGCGCAGTTTATGGTTTTAGGAGACCTCGCATAATGGCTGGAAAAATTATAGCAGATACGCTGGAACACAGCACCGCTGGGTCACTTGATACAAGTTACGTTGTGAATGGTAGTGTAAAAAGCTGGGCTATATTAGACGGCACAGGAACAATCTCATTAGACGACAGCCTAAACGTGGCATCTGTTGCTGACAGTGGAACTGGCGACTATGACTTTACCCACTCTAGTGCCTTTAGTTCTAGCAACTATTGCACCACCACAGCCAAAAACAACGCTTCTTCAAATCAAGGCGCTAATTTAACTTTAACAAACCGTTCAGCTACTGTGCGTGGTATTAAGTCATATGAAAATAATTCTGCAACAGATTGTTCTCAGGTTTGTTTTCAAACATCGGGAGACCTCGCATGACAGTGACACCTGAATTTCAAGGCACACACCTGTTTGACCGCCTATGCTGGGCAAAGGAAAACCTAGAGGGTGTGCAGTCAGACTATCGTGTTGTTTATGAAAGCAGCATTGACGAGTGCGCTAAGATACTTGTGCCTGACCCTAACTGGATGGCGTGTGCGCTTCAGGGCGGTATCTTACCACCTGTCTGGGTATATCACGAACTGGCGAAGGACGAAGCACAACCTGACTTCAAGAAGCATACTCGTGGCTATCTGTTGCATGAGACAGAACCAATGCCAGCAATGACTGAAGAAGAAGCAATTGAATACTTGATTATGAAAGATTGTCCACAGTCTGTATGGCAGACTTGGGATGAGGGCAACCGCCCAAAGATGGTAATCTGTACTAAGCAGCAGTTACCACAAACTCGCGAATGGAGAAACGCTTGGCGTATCTCTGATGACCTAACTGTAGCCGCATAGGAGAAAACAATGGCAGTTACAACTTACATCGTAGACAAGGACGGTAATCAGATTGACGCTTCAACTGCTACCGTTCCAAACAGCAGAGACTTTAGAGGTGCTTGGACACTTAGCGGTTCAGTTATCTCAGAGGATTTAGAAACAGCAAAGACAATATTCCAGGACAAGGTTCGTGAGGTTCGCGCACCACTGCTTGATGCAGAGGATGTTGTGTATATGAAGGCATTAGAAGCTGACGATGCAACTGCTAAAGCAGCATCAGTAGCCAAGAAAGCTGCGCTGCGCGATGCACCGGCAGACTCTGCAATTACATCAGCCTCTAACATTAACGACCTAAAAGCAGCTTGGGATACAGACGTACTTGGCGATAGCCCTTACGCATAAGGAGATAGGTTATGGCACTGACACAGATTGTAAAGGATGGTTTGGGTGCAAACCTGACGGCTACGTCTGAGGGCGGTGCTGTAACCACTTCTGTCCAGCAGGGGTTGGCGAAGTCTTGGGGTGATTTTAATCAAGCCACGCCCGCTGTTTTGGATAGCCTGAATACGACTTCAATAACTGATACGTCAGCGGGAAGATTTACGCCTAATTTAATAAATAATATGAGTTCAGCAAATTATCCGATTAGTTCAAATTCAATAGGAAATAGTTCTTCTTACGGAGTAAGCGTATCCACCACTGAAGCAAAAAGTTCCTCTGGCAGCCCACAACAGAGTATGCACAACACCAGTGGTTCATTAGCTGATTTAAGCACTTGTTCGTACGTTTATCACGGAGACCTAGCATAATGGCATACATAGGTAAATCCCCATCCTTCGGTGTTCGCAACCGATACATCTACCAAGCCACTGCTGGTCAAACTAGCTTTACTGGCAGTGATGCAGATAGCAAGACACTGACCTACACGGATGGCCTGTATGTCGATGTGTATCAGAATGGTGTGCTACTCAAGCCTGTGACTGACTACACAGCCACCAGCGGCACAAGCATCGTGCTTATCACTGGTGCCAGCTTGAATGATGTGGTGGAGATTGTAGCCTATGATGCCTTTAGCATTGCGAACAGCTACACCAAGACTGAAAGTGACACACGCTATCCATTCAAGGGCAATGACAGCATCATCCGTTTGAATGGGCAGACCATCAGCGCAGACATTACGATTGACAGCGATGAGAATGGCGTATCGGCTGGGCCTATCACACAGGACAATGCCACCGTCACTGTTAACGGATATTGGAGTATCGTATGACCAGCGTATTGAATGTAGATAGCATTGCGGCGAAGGACGGTACGTCACCTGTTGAGTTGACTAAGCAAAGTGCGGCGAAGGCTTGGGCAAATTTTAATAGTACAGGTACACTGGCAATTAGGGCTTCAATAAATATTGCTTCAATCGCTGACAATGGAACAGGTGATTACACTGCAAGTTTCACCAACTCAATGAGTGATGCAGATTATGCACCCAATGGTTCGGGCCAAAATAGTGCGAACACAGCTATCGGATTAACCTTTAATCCCCGCACTCTTGCCGCAAGTAATTTTGCAATGGACTTCAGAAATGAAAGTGCTGGTGCAAGAGATGGTGCAATAACGACCATCACGACAAACGGAGACCTTGCATAATGGCTAGTATCTTAAAAGTAGACGAACTGCAAGGTATCACAGCGGCTGGTGACATTACTGTGACTAGCGAGGGTGGGGCGGCTACGCAATCACTTCAGCAGGGTTTGGCGAAGGCGTGGATTAACTTTAATGGTACGGGTACGATAGCAACTCGTGACAGCTTAAATAACAGTAGTTTGACAGATGGTGGCACGGGAAACTATACAGTTGGTTTTTCCTCATCTTTTTCTAATTCTAACTATGCACCTATTTGTAGTGGGGTTACTGAATACAATCACAGTAGGGGTCCAACTTTTCAAATTCAAGTAGGCATAGCAGGTGATGGAACAGTAATTTCTAAGACAACAAGTCAAATCACACATTATGGAGGACTTGGTTCAACAGGAAGTTCTAATGGTCAATCATACGACCACATAGAAAACTATGTAGCACATTTAGGAGACCTAGCATAATGGCAAGCGAACTTAGAGTAAACACCCTGAAGGATGCCGCTGGGAACAACAGCGTGGGTATGTCTACTGTTGCCAACGGTAGTGCGAAGGCATATGTCAACATTAACGGAACTGGAACCATTGCCATACGTTCAAGCAGTAACGCCGCAAGTATCACCGATAATGGAACAGGAAATTATACAGTTACTTTTACAAGTGCTATGAACAACGCTGAGTACGGCGCAAACGTAACTGGCGCAACTGGCGACACCAATAGTGTTGCTATTGGTGGAAGGTATACAACATCAACAGCAAGTGCTTGTAATTTTAGTAATGCTGTTGCGGGAGTTGGTGGAACTGATGTTTCATACACGCACGTTTGTATCAATGGAGACCTAGCATGAGTAAAGCAGCAGAACTAGCCGAGTTTGGCAGCGGTATCTCTAGCGGCCCTAATGCTGTCGAGGGGTTGGCGAAGGCTTGGAACTTTTTTGACGGTACAGCAGGAACTATTGCTTTCGCAGATAGCTTTAACTCAAGCACACTGACCGACAACGGAACTGGTAATTATAAGTACGCATTTACCAACAATATGAACAATGCCAATTTTTCTTTTGGTGGTGCTGCAATTATTGATGAAACTACATTCGGATTGCTAACAGGTACAGAAATAGCAGGAAGTCATGCACGTTCTACCTCTTCTTCAGGCGGCTTTTGGACTACAAACGCAGCATCTATAAATAGTTCCGCTAATGCGAATAGCATATCTACTCAAATTTTTGGAGACCTTGCATAATGAACGAGGAAAACAAAGTCATCGTTGACGTTGTAGCTGGCACCGGCACCGCCGCCGCATATATGGCAATGGTGCCTGACGTTGTGGCTTTGTTTACTGGCGTGTGGATTTTGATTCGTATCTACGAAACCGACACGGTGAGGCGCATTATCAAGCGCATCCAAGGCAATGTTTAAGGCAATCGTACTAGCTTGTGCGATAGCAAACCCAACCGATTGTATTGAATTTCACGACACTCGCGGCCCCTACGACACCCGCGCTGCCTGTGAACGCAGGGCTATGGAAATGGGGCGTGACGTTGGCGAGATGACCCACGGCTTGATGCCTAAACAATGGCGATGCCAAGTTTTGAAAAAGGGGATGTTGTCATAGACCCTATTAGCATCACAGCGGCTGTTAGCGGGGCTACAGCGGCGTTCAACACCATCAAAAGCATGATTGCTGCTGGCAGGGATATGGAGTCCTGCATAGGTGATGTCTCGCGCTGGATGAGGATGGCATCTGATGTTGACCAGGCAGCAAAACAAGCCAAGAACCCACCCTTATTTAAGAAGCTGTTGTCTGCTGGGTCTGTTGAGGAAGAAGCTTTGCAAGCTTACGCGGCTAAAAAAAAGCTGGAAGCACAACGACAAGAACTAAAGAACTTTTTGAATATGTCATACGGGCCACAAGCCTGGGCAGATTTGATACAACTGGAAGGCAGGATAAGGAAGCAGAGACAGGAAGCTATTTACAAGCAGCAAGAGAAGCGCCGCCAGATAATCGAAGTGCTGGCTGTTTTAACTGCAACTTTGCTAACTGGCGCTGCACTGTTATTTATTATATGGGTTGCGGTACAGGCTTAGTATGAGTCAGACAACCACAGGCTTGATTGGTGAATACCTAGCAGCAGGAATTGTGTTATCATTGGGCTGGAGAGTGTCGATGTGCCAGCAAGATAAAGTTGACCTAGTAGCGTGGAAAGAAGATGAATATATCAGGATACAAGTTAAGACTGCGCAGCTATCTGGCGAAAAAGCTGCTAGAAATCCGGTGTACCACTTTCAGTTTGGCAGTGGACAAAAGAATAAAGTTTTACCGAATGAGAGAGACTATGACATTTTATGCTGTATCGGCCTGGGCCAACGTAAAGCGTTGTTCTTGCCCATTCAACAGGTGCAACAAAAGTCGAAGCGCATGTCGCCTCAGCTTTTTGATGCGCCTAAAGCGGAACTGCACTCGTTTAATAAAGCGTTGGCAACAGTAAGAGGACGCAGAAATGGCTAAGGCATTGACAGAGTACAAAATCATACCGCGTCTAATGATGCTGGCATTTACTATTATGGCCTGGAATGTGTGCGATTGGTTCATGGCCCTTGGCGCTAACGCTACCACTCAACAGACAGCTTTTGTTAGCACTATAGTTGGCGCAGCTACAGGTGCTTTTGCTGTATGGTGCGGAAGTGAGTCGAAATGAAACAAGCAGCTACAAAACTTAATGAGGCAAGCGAAATAACCATTCCATTGCGTAACCTCATAAGCATGATTGCTTTCACGGCGGTCAGTGTTTGGGTTTATTTTGGACTGACAGAACGGATTAGCTTCCTTGAACACAACCTTGAACTTGTAATGGAAGAAGTCGAGGAAAATGATAGTTGGATTGATAGCTTTGAACCACCTAAAAGCGTCCAAGATACTGTGACCAGGGTGCATGACTTAGAGATTGAGATAGAAAAACTTAAACTTATGGTAAGGGCTAAACAATGATACAGGCATTGATAGGGCCGGTAACAGGGCTGTTAGATAAATTTGTTGAGGACAAAGACCAGAAGAACAAGCTGGCGCATGAGTTGGCTACTATGGCTGACCGTCACGCGCAAGAACTAGCCAAGGGTCAGTTAGCTATCAATGCTGAAGAAGCCAAGTCGAGAAATGTTTTTGTGGCTGGCTGGCGTCCATTTGTGGGGTGGTCATGTGGCCTAGCATTGTTTGCACACTTTCTTGTGTTCCCAACTGCCGATGTTATTACTGCATACATGGGTATAGAAGCTGTGGCTTATCCATCTTTTGACATGGATAGCCTAATGACTGTATTATTAGGCATGCTTGGGCTAGGCGGCATGCGTAGCTATGAAAAATCAAAGGGGCTGACAAAATGAAAAAAGGTTTATACGCAAACATTCATGCAAAAAAGAAACGTATTGCTGCTGGTTCTGGCGAGAAGATGCGCAAGCCTGGAAGCAAGGGTGCGCCGACAGCTAAGGCTTTTAAGCAATCGGCAAAGACAGCAAAGAAGAAAAAGAAATGACCTTCCCGTTGTCACCTAACTTCTCATTGGAAGAAATGGTCAAGTCTCAGACTGCGGAACGCAAGGGTATTCCCAACACCCCAGAACTGCACCACATTGAGGCTATGGAACTGTTGTGCGAAAAGATATTGCAGCCTATCCGTGATGAGTTTGGTTCGTTCATGGTTTCTTCTGGATACCGCAGCCCAGAGTTATGTATTGCGATAGGTTCATCTATTGATAGCCAACATGCCAAGGGTCAGGCAGCAGACTTTGAGGTAGCTGGCATAGATAACTATGACTTGGCGAGATGGATTGAGGACAACCTAGACTATGACCAGCTTATTCTTGAGTGTTATACTGGCGGTAACTCTGGCTGGATACATTGTAGCTACGTTGAAGGCGGTCGAGGTGAGTCGCTTACATATAACAAAAAAGACGGGTATACCCACGGGTTGAAGAAAGATGGCTAAATCACCAGCATGGCAGCGCAAGGCAGGCAAGAGTAAGTCAGGTGGCTTGAACGCCAAGGGCCGTGCATCTGCCAAACGCCAGGGCATGAATCTAAAAGCCCCTGTGTCTCGCAAGCAGGCAAAGAAATCACCCAAGGCAGCAGCTAGACGCAGAAGTTTTTGCGCTAGGATGAAGGGCATGAAGAAGAAGCTGACAAGCAAAAAGACAGCGCGTGACCCGAATAGCCGTATAAACAAGTCACTACGCAAGTGGGATTGTTAAGAAGAAATAACTAGGCTATAGCCAGAACCATCTCTGTGTTTGAATGATTTGTAAGGGATGTTGTAGTGTCGCGCAGCATCCCTTGCCCTTTCATGTTCAAGCCAGTTATCAAATGTAAGTGCTTCACCAACTTTCAAACTCTTTAAGAATGTCCACCTTCCTCTTTTCTTTATTGGCTTGCCTAGCTTTGGCTGCCCACAACACTCGCATCTGTTCATAACATTCCCTCCTGTTTAGCGAATAGCAGATGGGCTGCTTACTCCCAAGCATTACCCATCCACCGTTTTGTATGTAATGTTTGTAACCGCACACGGCGCAAACAATCTGCCGTGAATCAAACTTTTTCTTTGCCATCTTCCAGCAGTTCTAAAGCGATTGCGCTGTAGCCTATGATGTCTACGAATGAGTCTACATCATTACAGTTAAGTCCAAACTCATCCTTTGCCGACAGCCTGGACAGCTTTAACGCAACCATGAACGCGCAAACTTGTGTCGCACTCATCTTGTGGCCTGTAATCATAGACCCCATCTCACTGATTTGCCGGAAGTTATCACCAACCGCCCCATACTTAGACCGTTCCAAGAGTATGTCCTTGCAATGGTCTAAAGCATGGAAGGCAGTTTCCAAATTAGAATGGCACTTCATCATCAAGGGCAATCTGCTGCTTTGGCGCGGCTGGTGTTTCCATTGACTCTGCAATCTTACGCATGCCGCCCTGTCTTACGTTAGCAGCAATGCTTTCGCCGCTTGTGTAGTCCTCTGCGATACGTTCACTGATGCTTACATCAATCGACCCATCTTCATTTGCAAAGACAGAGATTTGATGCCGCGTGTCCTTGCTTAGAACCACATCACCTGGTTCCTTGCCCACATAGGGCTTCCAGTTTGAGTTGCTATGGGTTGCTTTTTTGTCTGGGTC